TTAAAGCGGTCAACGGTAAATTCTACCGTTCCAACCGTACCAAGTTCAAACGACCACACGGACGGCACTTGGATAGCTACGGACATTTACAAAGGAGAACTCTTTTACAACCAAGCGGACGGGGTTCTGTGGACACGAGGAGACTCAGGCATCGAATGCATTCAAGGTACTGCAAAACTGACCATTGCAACGGCAGACGTTCTACACTTAAACACTACACCGATTGAGATAGTTGCCTCTCCGGGGGCTGGTTATGCCATCGAGGTAATAAGTGCCTCAATGAAGATGGTTTACGTTTCAGCTACTTACGCGACCAATACAAGCCTTGAATTGATAACCGCTGGAGCAACCAACTCACAAGCATCAACTGTTATTAAGAACTCAGCATCAACAATAAGACGGTTTGCGGATGCCACTACTTTAGCGTCTGCAACGGCAACTCAGTTAGTTGAAAATGCCGCACTAAATGTAACCGTAGCAAGTGGCGACCCAACGGCTGGAGATAGCGACATAACTGTTTACGTTACTTACCGAATTATAACGCTATAAGATGGCTACAAAAGTTGCGATAGAAGTAGATGTTAAAGTAGGAGATGCTGGCGAGAACCTGAGCAATGTAAAGAACGAACTCAAAGGCGTTGAGAAACAAGCAAAGAAGTCTACCGACCAAATGAAAACTGGATTCGGGGCGGCAAGCAAACAAGCAGCAACATTACCCGGTCCGATAGGGATGGCGGCTTCTTCAATGAATATGTTAAGGGCATCAACATTGAAATTTGTAACCGCTTTAAAAAGCGTCAAGGTAGCAATTGCCGCGACTGGAATAGGTTTGCTATTGATTGCGGTAACTTCGTTGTTTCAATTCTTTAATAAAACAGAACGAGGAGCGCAAGCGTTAAGAATAGCTTCAGCGGCACTTGGTGCTACAATGGACACTCTTATTGATGTGGTCATAAAAGTAGGAGAAACAATATTTAGGGCTTTTACAGAACCTCAAAAAGTATTTAAAGAGTTTTCTGCTTCAATCAAAACGTATGTAGTTGACCAAATAACTAACATCTTTGACGGTCTTGGCTTGTTAGGTAGTGCAATTCAGAAAGTGTTTAGCCGTGACTTTGCTGGTGCGTTAAAAGACGCGGAAAAAGGCACGAAGAAGTTAGGCGAAGGACTTTTAAAACTTAACCCGGCAACTGGGGTAATGATTGCTTTAACATCTGAAGCGATAGAGTTAGGAAAGGAGATTGCAAACGATGCAACCAAAGCGGCAAAATTAGCCGGGGCAATGAACAAAGTAAAAGTTCAAACGAGGGAGCTGGGAGTCGAAAGGGCGAAAGCGTTAAAAGTTATCGCGGAGGCGAGACTTGCGGCAGAGGACGAAACAAAATCCGCAGAAGAAAGGGTCGCAAAACTAAAAGAAGCGGCTAAACTTGAAGGCGATTTAACGGCTAAAGAATTAGCCAACGAAGAAGAGAAGTTACGAATAATGAAGGCTCAAGCGGAATTGAGCGAAACGGGAGAAAAGACACTTCAAGCAATAGCCGACCAAGAGGCAAAGGTTGCTCAAGTCCAGCTTAGTTCTTTGAACCTTAACAGAAGATTAAAGACTGAACTCAATAGCCTTGAACGAGAGATTGAAACGGAAAGGCAAAAAAGAGCAGCGGACGAACAGAAACGACTTGAGGACGCAAACAAAAAAGAACTTCAGCTACTTGAGCAACTAAAAGAGTCAAGAATTGCGTTAATACAAGACGAAGAACAAAGAAAGGTTGAAGAGGCAAAACTTGCACTTGCTAATAAATTAGCGAAAATTGAAGGCGATTCAATTACCGAAATAGAACTTAGAAAGAACCTTGAAGCAATAGCCGACCAAGAGATTCAAGCGATACGTCAAGAGTTTAAAGACAAAGAACTTGCGGCACTTGAAGAACAAGCAAAGAAGAAGAAGGACATTGAAGATAAGGCGGTTGCCGATGTAAAGAAAGCGGAGGAGGACAAGAAGAAGTTGAGAATGGACGGAATGAACGCGGCTGGTTCTATTCTCGGAGCGATTGACCAACTTGTCGCGGCAAGTGGCAAAAACTCAAAAGAGGCGGTCGCACTTCAGAAAACTCTTGCGGTTGCTCAAATTGCTATTGATACGGCAAAGGCTATTGTTGGGGCTATTGCTCAAGCGCAAAGCGTACCTTATCCGGGAAACCTTGTGGCAATAGCTACGGGAGTCGCGGCAGTTGTCGCTGGTATTGCTTCGGCAGTAACCACCTTAAATAGTGCGGACGTTGGAGGGGCTTCAGCACCACCACCACCATCACCGTCAACGGTAAGCGCACCAGCTATACAACAAGCTACCTCAGGAACAACGGAACTCGGAGGAGTTGAACAAGCGCAACTCGCACCAATTCAGGCGTTCGTGGTGGAAACAGAAGTAACGGGAAATCAAAACAACGTAAATCAAATAGAATCACAAGCAAATTTCGGATAATGGAAAAATTACCAGTAATATACCTTACAATTGATGACGACCACGACACGGGTCTTGATGCAATCTCATTAGTTGACCGTCCAGCAATAGAGCGTAATTGGATGGCTTTCAACAAAAAACAAAAGTTCGCACTCAACGAAGAGAAGAGAATTGTTAGCGGGATTTGTATGACTGCCGACTATCCAATTTATAGAAAGGACGAGGACGAACGGGAGTACTATGTGGTATTTGATGCTGACTCAATTCGTAAGATAGCTTACAAGTTTATGAAGGAAGGCAAGACCAACGCGACCAACTTAGACCACGAGACAGAAGTCGATGGCGTGTTTATGTTTGAGTCTTTTCTAATTGACGATACAAAGCCAACGCCTAAGGGATTCGACAAAGCACCTAACGGCTCTTGGTTTGTTTCTTATAAGGTTGACAATGACGAAGTTTGGGCGCAAGTAAAGGACGGCACGTTTAACGGCTTCTCAGTTGAGGGCGTGTTCAGCGAGTCCCGACAAATGGACGTTGACAAAATGATTATAGAAGAAATTGAGAAGGCTCTAAAATAAAGGGTTGAGGTTATCTATTCGAGTCGTGTAACAAGTGGCTCGATAGGTAAAACTTCTGTCTTTCTCTCCTTTCTTCCTGAAGTCTGCTATTTGGTAATATTTCTCTTTACTGATATAACCGCAAAGCCAACACTTAGAAAGGTCGTCTAACGCATCAACAAATAAGTAGAAGTCGCATTTCTGCCCAGTATTGAAGTTGCAAACTTTAGCTGCGTAGTAAGGTAAGGGCGTTACATCAACGCTGAGCCTTGTAGTCTTTACGTCTATTTTGTAACCGTCAACAATTAGGTCGTAGTCGTAAGTTGCTTTAGTATCAACGGAACACTTTCTTCCTCTAAAATAGTCGGCAGTTATTACTTCACCGATTGCTCCGTAGATGTTTCCTTTTCCTTTTTCTATTGAGTTGTTCAAGACCTTAAACTCATAAAGTTCTTGCGCTCTTTTTCTTTGCTCTTCGCTTATAATTATCTCAACCATAATTACAAGATACGAATCTAAGTGGCACAATTCAAAAGAATTGCTATTTACATAAAAAGCAACCTATGAACATTTCAAAACTAGTAGGGGAAAGACTTCCCGAAATCAAAAAACTATTGTTCAGCGAGACAACCGAAGAGGCTTTCGTTGATGCTAAACTTGTTGACGGCACTATTATCCGTTACGAGTCTTTAGAAATCGGAGCGGCTCTTTCCGTAGTTGGTGAAGATGGCGAGATTGTTGCCGCACCTGACGGACAACACGAACTTGAAAGCGGTGAAGTAGTAAGAACCGAAGAGGGTGTTATTGTTGAAGTGCTTGAGCCTGAAGCTGAAGAAGAAGCGGAAGAGGAGAAAGAGGAAGAAATGAGCGCAGAAGTTCCAGCGTTTGATGCAGATGCTTTCAAACTGGACATTATGAACTCGGTAGCTACTCTTATACAATCTGAAGTTGAGAAGTTCGCAAAGAATGACAAAGTAAGCGACATCGAAAAAGCGGTTAGTCTTATGACTGATATCGTTGAGAAGATGGCGGCTACGCCAAAGGAAGCACCTACAAAGAAGGTTGCCAATCCTTTTAATAAAGGAACTGACTACTCAGAACTTGCGGCTAAGATTAGCGCAGTAATGCAGAAACAAAACAAATAAAACATAAACCTATAAAACCTTAAACAATGGCTTTAGATTTAACTGGGCTAACCGCCTATATTGACGAGCAAAACTTCCCAATGGTGACGAAGAGTCTCATTGGAGGAAGAACGGCTTCTATGCTTACACCTCAAATTGGAGTGAAAGGCAAAACAAAGATTAACCTTATGGACGTTGACGTTGTAATGCAAGACGGCTCAGGTTGTGCTTGGAACGCTAACGGAGACGTTGATTTGACTCAACGCGAAATTGATGCGAAGCAAGTTAAAATTAACTTGGAGTTCTGTCCAAAGGAATTGAACGCTTACTATTGGAGAACACAAATGCCAGCTGGAACGCATCAAGAGGCTTTGCCTTTCGAGGAGCAGTTCGCCAACTACCTTGTTGAGAAAGTTCAAGACGAGATAGAGAAGGTAATTTGGGGCGGTAACTTTGCTACTGGAGTTGGTAACTTGGGAATGTTTGACGGGCTTTTGATTCCAACGGCTTCTTTCACGGATGCTAATGCGGCTACTGGTTCTTTCCCAACACCGCTTACTACTGGTTTGAGCATTTCTAACATCTTAGAAGCAATCGAAAGAATCTACGTTGAAACTCCAAGCGCGGCAGTCGCTAAGTCAGATTTTAAAATCTTCTTGGGAACTGATAAATTCAGAACTCTTGCAGCGGCTTTGATGAACGGAAACGGTCTTTCTTCTGCTGGTGGTCAACTTAATAACTACACTTCAGACTTCGACCCACTAAGACTTATCTTTCCGGGAACAAACATCGAAGTAGTTGGTGTTGGTGGTCTTGAAGGATTCAACGCGGCTT